GAGATTAAGAAGTCTCTGACATTCTGGGAATGGCTTAACAAGAAGCTGAAGGAATGGTTGTAAGATGCGAGGTCAGTTAAAACCTGGTGTAGATTGGATAGAGATAGAGAATAGAATACGCTCTGGAGAAAAGGTATTTGTTATTGCAAAAGATTATGACTTGAGTAGACAGGCCATTGATAAGAGGGCCAAGAAGAATGGATGGATAAGATCACAGAAAGCAGTGCAGGTTGCAAAGATCAATGCAAAGGTTGCAAAGGGTGAGATAAAGAGTGCAACCAAACATAGTGCAACCTTATCGACTAAACGTAACCATGTGCAGAGATTTGATAAGGACACACCAGATACAAAGGATGCTATCCTACAATTACTCAAGGAAGGCAACCCACGAATGATAGCTGCTCAGTGTGCAGGAGTATCTTTAGATAGCTTAAACAGATGGGTAGATAGGGACGATCAATTTGCTTTGTTGGTACGTCAGGCTGAAAGCGTGGCTGTTGCTGATAGGTTGCAGAGAATATCTGAGGCAAGTTCTAAAAGAGGTGATTGGAAAGCTGATACCTGGATACTAGAACGTACTCATAAGCAGATATTTGGTAATGAAAACAATAAGTTAGGTGCTATGAACCTACACATAAACATAAACAGAGACACAAGTTTAGAACCTGTGACCATTGAGGCTGAAACTGTTGATGAGCCTACAGTTATAGATAACTAGTCACCACATAGTCACCACATTTAATAATATATAGCCCCCATGCCATGCCCCACAGGGTAGGCCTTTGGACGAAGACGAAAGCGTATACATCACACACGCACACACACAATATTTTAATAACATAGGTTGCACTAAATTAAGGTTGCAGTTGCACAATGGTTGCACTTTAGGTTGCACTCCTTTTTAGGTTGCACAAAATAATTACACGACAGGTTGCACATGACACAATTCGATCCATCGATGGTTGCAGAGATGTTAATGTCTCCGATAAGAAGAGCCAGTGAGAACTTAGGCGGTGGCCCTATGGGAATAGGTGCAGATGCAGGGGGTAGCTATTTTGTTGATCCAGAGGTTGCAGGTAGAACTGGATATGGTACAGCCGTAACAGGAGCGTCCTTCTTTCCAGGAGCAGGAATAGTTGATGCTTATGGTGGTGCAGTTGATATTTCTGGTCAGCCGTTGCCTAGCTTTAGTGAGAATATAGGACAAGGTAATTATCTTGATGCCGCTTTACAGGGATTAGGTGTTGCAGGTGACGTTGCTACAGTAGCTGCTCCTGCCACATTAGGTGCGAGTGCAGTTTTAGGAACATTATTAAAAGCACCGAGAGCGGCACAGAAGGTTACAAAGGCTACAGACGTTGCCAGTGATGTTGGAAGCATAGCCAAAGTAGAACCACCTACAGAGACAAAGCCAGGTATTATTGCCTTTCATGGTAGTGGTGCAGACTTTGATGAATTTAGGTTGGATAAGATAGGCACTGGTGAAGGTGCTCAGGCATTTGGATATGGCTTGTATTTTAGTGACAGTGAAGATATTGGTAATTTTTATAAGAAGCAATTAACAGGCTCATCTTTTGAAACTAAGGATGGAAAGATTTTTGATCCTTATGCAGTAGGTGATGATGGAAAACGTACTATTAAAAATCCAAATATAAGGACATCTATTGCTCAATCAGATGGTGACATAGATAAACCTATCGCAAAAGCAGAAAAAATAATTGCAAATATGCCTAACACTCAAGCAAGTGAACTGGCAGAAAAAGATTTAATAATTTTAAGAGATTTAAAAGATAAAGGTGGTTTAACAGTAAATAAAGGCAAAACCTATAAAGTTGCTTTAGAGCCAAAACCTGAAGAGCTGCTTGATTATGATAAGCCTATTGGACAGCAAAACGAATTTGTAACAGAACGTCTTAAAAAGGTTGTTGAAGAAATAACTTTAGATGACGCTTTTAATTTAGGTATTGATCCTTTTGAAATAAATTTGGAAAAGGGTTTTACACCGCCTATAAGTGATCTTCAAGCAAACTTAGCTTCAAAACAAGCTATAGAAAAAGCAAAGCAAAATATGCTTGATCCTGATAGAACAGTTATTAGTTTCTTGAATGATTGGGCGGTATTTAGAGGTGAACAGGCAACTGGAGAAAAACTATTAGATAAATATGGGATCAAAGGTATTAAATACAAAGCCAATCAAGGTGCAGGTGCGAGAAATGTTCCAGAAACAGGTAAAGACAATTACGTCATCTTTGATGATAAATTAATAAACATATTGGAGAAATACGGCATTGTAGGCCCTGTAGCAGTTTCAGCGACTGCTGCTGCATTAAGAGATGATGATGGGTCTACTTAATGGCAAAGACAATAAAGCTTGAATATGATCCGCAGCCTAAACAGGCATTATTGCATAAGTGTAGAGCAAGACAGATATTATTCGGTGGTGCTGTGGGTGGTGGCAAGTCTCATGCATTAAGATGGGATTGTATCGCATTTTGCTGTGAGAACCCTGGCTTGCAGGCATATATCTTTAGAAGGTCATTGCCTGAGTTAGAGAGTAACCATATACAGCAGATAAAAAAGGAATTGCCAAAAGAACTGGGTAATTTCTCTGAGTCTAGGAAAAGGTTTGAATTCTTTAATGGCTCTTATATTCAGTTTCAGTATCTGGAGAGAGATTCAGATTGTGATCGAATACAGGGTGCTGAAATACACTTAGGCTGTATTGATGAGGCAGGACAAATGTCTGCTTATCAGCTTGGTTATATAAAAAGTAGATTAAGGCTTGGTGGTTATGAGCCGAAACAGAAACATTATCTGCCACGATTGGTCATGACGGCTAATCCAGGTGGTATCAGTCATAACTTCTTAAAAGCGTTGTATATTGATCCATCACCGCCTGAGACATACTTTTATGATGTAACGATGAAAGACCCTCGCAATAAGGAAGATAAGGGTTGGATGTCGATGTATATTCCTTCTCGCATGGAGGATAATAAGTTTATTGACCCTAATTATGGTGCATCTTTATCAGGTTTGCCAGAAGAGTTGGCAAGGGCATTAAGAGAAGGTGACTGGGATTTAATTATTGGCTCTTTCTTTGGTGATGTCTTTAGACGTGATCGTCATGTGATAAAGCCGTTTGAAATACCAGAACAGTGGTTAAGGTTTAGAAGCTTTGATTGGGGTTCTTCTAAGCCGTTCTGTGTCGGATGGTACGCAGTTGCACAGCAGTCGGATATCTATCCAGATGGTGCATTAATAAAATATCGTGAATGGTATGGTGCTTCTGGCCCTGATCGTGGTTTGAAGCTGACGGCAGAAGAAGTTGCACAAGGTATTAAAAGCAGAGAAGGATATGAACGCATAGATTTTTCTGTCGGTGATCCATCTGTTTGGAAATGGGAATCAGGCCCATCTATTGGCGAGCGAATGTCAAAGTTGGGAGTACGTTTTAGAAGAGCAGATAATTCAAGGGTCGCAGGTTGGGATCAGGTACGGCAGCGTTTGATGGGTGATGATAACAAGCCGATGTTGCTGTTCTTTGAAACCTGTACCGATATTATAAGAACATTGCCTATTCTACAGCACGATAAGCATAGAGCAGAAGATATAGATACAAAATCAGAAGATCATGCAGCAGATGAGACGAGATACGCCTGCATGGCTAGACCCTACCAAAGGCCTTTACCAGAAGTAGAAGAAGATATGTGGAGGCCACCGACTGTCGATGAAATGATGGCAGGATTAGATGATGCAAGACCAACCAGACAATGGAGATTGTAATTGGCACAATATGCAAATAATGATGCAATAGAGCCTGAAAAAGATAATGAGAGAGCAGCTTATTGGAATAATAAGATAAGACTTGCTAGGGATTTTGAACAGACCTGGAGAGAAAGATCGCAGGCTCTTGTTGAAAGATTTCGTGATGATGGTTTAGACAGGCAGGATAGGCCTTTCCATACCATGAATATCTTTTACAGCAATGTCGATACGTTAAAGTCAGCTTTGTATTTTAAAACGCCAAAGCCAAAAGTTACCAGACGTTTCAAAGATGGTGATCCTTTGGGTAGGCAGATTGCAAGGGTGATAGAGCGTGGCTTGCAGTATCAGCTAGATATGTACAACTTTGATGCCACAATGCGTAAAGCTATTGAAGATATGCTTATTGTTGGTCGTGGTACTGTGCGTATGCGTTATGAGCCAGTAATCATTGAAGGTGATGAACAGAGAATACCGATTGAGGCACAGCCTTTAGGTGAAGGTACGTTTCGTTTTACGAGCAAAGATGGTGAAGAGTTTACAGCAGACCAG